AAGCAACTCCGCGATCACTACATCGATGAGGGTATGCCGAACGTGCAACACCTTGATCTCAAGCGAGCGATCGTCAGACCAGTGTCCCGTAAGCTAGCAGAGCAGATCATCTTGAAGTACGAGTGGCTCGGAACGATGTCAACGACGAACCATCACTACGGCCTCTTTTTTGGGCTGCATTGTGCCGGGGTTTGTTGCTGTTTGGTGGGTGCTACGGTCGGGCGTGATGTTCCGACGGAGTGGGGATTACAGCAAAAAGACATGGTAACGCTTGCCCGCGGCGCGTGTGTTCATTGGGCACCAAGGGGGTCGAATTCAAAGCTCATCTCGTGGACGTGTCGTTTGCTCGCGAAGGATACCAACGCAAGGCTCGTCATCGCCTATTCGGACACGGACGCGGGCGAGATTGGCACGGTTTATCAGGCGTGCAATTGGATATGCGTCGGGCACGGCGGCGGGCCCCCAATGTGGGTCGCGCCAAACGGGCGTGTTTTGAACTGGAAGATTGTCGGGGATTTGGCAAAAAGGCGGGGCGGTACCGCAACAGAGTGGGCAGAATCTCTCAGAGCCAACGGCTGGCGACAGCAGAAGCCGAATCCAAAATATCGCTACGTCTACATCCTCGACAAAGCCGACAAGGTACTGGCCGAGCGAGTCGAATCGAAGCGCACACCGTATCCCAAACGATCTGCGGCAGCTCCAGCGAGCGGTACGGTAACCAGCCGTGCCGGGCGGATCGACACCGACCCTGCCGCTCCATCTTCACAAGAATGACTGTCTCAGGTCTCGCAACCTCTGAAATCGATACAAATAGCCCTCGGTACCGACGGTTTTCAGGCTGTGATATACCTAAAGTGGTGGCGTGATGCCTCCAGGAGGTCGAGATGGCCGAAACAACGGAGCGGAGAACGCTTGGCAGACCAACAAGACTCACCCCGGAATTAACGGATGAGATCGTCCAGCTTGTTGGGTTAGGTAACTACATCGAGACCGCAGCCGCATACTCAGGGCTGTCCAAACAAACCATCTACAACTGGTTACGCCGAGGGCGCCGTGAGATTGATCGGATCGCTGTGGCTCCGAACAGGCGGAAGATTCGAAAAAAGGAGGCGCTATGCGTCGAATTTGTGGACGCTATTACGCGCGCGCGAGCAGAGTTCGAGGTGACAGCCCTCCATAAAATCAATGTGGCGAGCAATGAAGACTGGAAGGCAGCCGCGTGGCGGTTGGAGAGAATGAATCCTCAGAGATACGGGCCGACAGAATTGATCGTCGGTGACATAACGGTGGGTGAGGTCGAAAAGTCTGCACTCTCCGACGATGAACGACTCCTGAGAATCCAGTCGTTGCTACAGAGAGTCCGACACAAGGCCGAACGTGGCGAAACCGCAACTGACCAAGACTGAGAACGAGATCCTCTCGTTACTCGATGGGATGGACGAGGAAGACCTAGCCGAGTTTTTATCACTCGCGCCCCCCGACATCCTTTCCGAGATTGATCGACTGCTACTCGAAGAGGGGCTACTGTTCGTCCAACCCGGACCTCAACAGGCGCTGTTGCTCTGCAAATGCGATGAGATTTTCTACGGCGGGCAGCGGGGTGGCGGGAAGTCGTACGGTCTTCTCATGGACTGGAAACAGCACGGCGAGAAGTACAGGTCGAACGCCACCGGCCTGATCGTCCGGAGGACGTTCCCCGAGCTTGAGGAGCTCATATTCCAGTCGCAGGTCATGTACACCCAGCTCGGAGCTCGTTATCATAAAACGGAAAGGACGTGGCGTCATCCCGAACAGGGTTGGCGGCTTAAATTCCGGCACCTCGACAAAGACTCGGATGCCGATAATTACATCGGGCACCAGTACACCTACATCGGAGTCGAGGAAGCCGGGATCTTTCCATCCTCGAGTCCGATCGACAAGCTCCGTGCGACACTTCGTTCTCCAGCTGGTGTGCCCGTGCGCATGGTGCTCACTGGCAATCCCGGAGGCGCCGGACACAATTGGTTAAAGTCTCGTTACATTGATGCCATGCGGCCGAATGAACCCCTGACCGAGACGATGACGCTTGACGGTGAGGAGTTCGAGTGGACCCGGATTTTTATCCCGTCGGCGCTCGAGGACAACAAGATCCTCATGAAAAACGACCCTCGCTACAAAATGAACCTCGCGATGGTCGGGACACCGTGGCTCGTGAAGGCGTGGCTTTCGGGCGACTGGTCGATCGTCGCCGGCGGATTCTTCGATTCCCTGTTCTCGAAGGACCCGGAGACGGGAGTCGATCGATCGAAAAGGATCATCCTGCCGTGGTTCAAGATACCGTCGCACTGGCGAGTCTTCCGCTCATTCGATTGGGGATCTACCAGTCCGCTTTCCGTTGGGTGGTGGGCCGAGTCTGATGGGATGGTCGTCAACATACCTCAACTCGGGAAGACCCACCTCCCGCGCGGTTCGATAATCCGCATCGCGGAATGGTATGGTTGGACCGGGAAAGCAAATGAGGGTATTGAGTTATCGTCGAAGGAAATCGCCACTGAGATCAAACGGCGAGAGAAGAGGTTCCATTTCAAGGTCCGCCCGGGTCCTGCTGACGCCTCCATCTTTACCAAGATCGACGGACCCTCGATCGCTTCCAAGCTCCAGAAGAACGGTGTCAGGTTCATCTCAACCACAGAAAACTCGGTATCTGGACGGGTCAACGGTTGGGATCACATGCGTAATATGCTCCTCGCGGCGATTTGCGATCCGAGGGAGGAGCCAGGTATGTTCGTGCTCGACACGTGCCTTCAGTGGAAACGCACGATTCCGATGTTGCCGAGAGATTCCAGTAAACCGGATGACGTGGACACGAACTCTGAGGACCACATCGCCGATGAAACGCGTTATATGGCCTGCAGGAAAAGTCACACGTACAGATTGAAAGGGCTTAGACCATGAGTAAAGAAAGCAATCTGCTGACACCCGTTGCGTCCTACAAAGAGATGGAGATTGATCGGGTGCGTTGCCGGCGCCTCATGGGGGGCACCCGCACGATGCGGGAGGCAGGGAAGACCGCCCTACCGAAAGAGCCAGCCGAGGAGGAAAGCGACTACACGGTCCGCCTCAACCGATCGTTCCTTTTCAATGCGTTCAAGAAGACCGTGAAGGCACTCACCGGTGTGGCGACATCGAAACCCGTGACGGTGACCGGTGCATCCGTGAAGGTCAAGGAATGGACGAAGAACATCGATCGGAAGGGCCGGACCTTGGATGAGTTCTCAAAACAACTCATCCGCGAGGTGTTGTCTGAGGGTCTTCATTTTATTTGGGTCGACTACCCAATCGGTTCACAAGACGCGACTGCCGCCGATGAGGCTGAAATGGACATTCGACCCTACTTCACCCTCGTCCCTGCAGAGGCAGTCTTCTGGTGGGAGTTCGTGAACACACCAGGAGGGCAAGTGCTTCGCGAGGTTCGGATCATGGAGAGTGAAACGGTGAGGGAAGGGAAGTTCCTTCAATTTGAACGGGCCGTGATTCGGAGATTCCAGCTCGCAGTAGACCCGAAGACCGAAAAACAGGTCGTCGCGTGGGAGCTGTATCGTCAGGACGAAAAGAAGAATTGGATGGCGAGCGAGTCCGGTCAGATCGATATCCCTGAGATACCGCTTGTCCCGGCGTATGGAGAGCAGACCGATATTTTCCAGGCGGATCCGCCTCTCATGGATCTGGCATGGTTGAACGAAGAACACTGGCAGGCCAAGTCTGATTACCGGAACATCCTTCACGTCGCTCAGGTCCCGTTTCTGTTCGGCGCCGGTCTGGGTGACGAGTTCGACGAAGCCCTCGCAGGTGAGGCGTCAACCCCCAGCGCACCAGGGGCAGGATTTACGTTGTCAGCTCAGAGGATGGTCACAACAGACGACGTGGCCGCCAAGTTGGGATGGGTGGAGGCGAACTGTCAGGCTATCGCTGCCGGTCGGACCGATCTCAAGGACATCGAGGCACAGATGGCATCGCTCGGTATTCGCTATCTCCTCGGACGATACCCTCACGGTGACGTGACCGCGACTCAGACCATCGTGGACAAGATTGAATCCGACGCAGAGGTGAAGACGATCGCGAGGGATTGCCTGAGCGCCATTACCGAGGCGTTCAGGATCTCCGGGTTGTACATCAATGAGGATATTGATGTTGCGTTGTCGCTGGACGCTTCGTTCGACATTCTCACGGGGGGGGCGGCAGACATCCCGAACCTGATAGCGTTCGCACAGGCTATCGGGGCGCCGCCGAGATTCCTCATCCAAGAGGCGCAGCGTTGGGGCTTCATTTCCTCGACTCTCGACGTAGAAAAGTTGCTCGCAACCCTGGAAACCCTGCCCCCAGTAGACCTGGATCTATCAGGACTCGAGTGAGGATTGAGTTGTGGGTTTCGGAAACGACTACCGGGACACCCAGCTCGCTCGTCAAATTGACGTAGCGAGATTCCTCGAATGGGAGAACGACCGAATCGCTGCATTCTTCGATCGGCTGTTCAAGGACATCACCGCGAAATTGATGGCATTCGATGCCGGCGGAGGGAATCTCCATCGAGCAGACCATCTCAGGGAGCTTGAGAAGACTTTTCGTACAACCCTTGGTGAGGGATACAGGAGCTTCAAAAGCTTCTTCAACGAAGACTTACTCGAGATGGGGATATCTGAGGAAGTGTTCGTTACCATCGCGATGGATTCCATTGCCGGTGTCCCTCTGATCAACAACGCTCTGACTCCTGCGTGGCTGAGAGGGATTGTCACAGGTCAGGTCGTCCAGGGCGGGCCGATGAGTGCGTGGTGGCAACGCCAGGCCAACGGTACCCAAAACCAGATCATGGACGCCGTTCGTCTCGGACTCACAGAGGGTGACTCGATCGCGGACATGGTGCGGCGGCTGAGGGGTGAGGCAACAGGCGTCGGGCACATGGTCCTCGACCCAATCACAAATAGAGTTCGATGGCTACCGGGTTTCAACGGGGGCGTGATGGGGTACTCCAGAAGGAATGCCGAATCCATTACGCGTACTGCCTCTATGGGAATTGTGGCAGATATCCGCCGCGGCGTCTATCGAGCGAACCCGGATGTTGTTGAGGGGATCGTTCAAATATCGACCCTCGACGGCCGGACCACTGAGGTCTGCGTCCTGTACGACGGGGAGTGGTGGTCATACGACGGGGAGACCGGAATGATCCCCCGTGGACCGAAGGGCCTGGAATACAATGGGGGAGTGCCGCGGCACTGGGGTTGCCGATCCACAGAGGCTCCGAAGACTCCCTCGTGGAGAGACCTCGGGATACCTCTCGACGAGATCCCTGCCGGCACAAGGCGCACGATGGATGGAGAGGTCCCGGAGAACGTGACCGCGGCCCAATGGCTGCGATCGAAATACAGCACGGACCCCGGAATCGTTCACGGCATCTTCGGAAAGACGAAAGGCGACCTGTGGGCGCAGGGCCGGATCACCGATGCGGAAATGATTTCTCAGAATGGGCGGCCGCTTTCTCTCGCAGAGATCGTGAAGAGGGCCGGAGGGACAGACGGGAACCATTACACGCGGATCCTGGGGGGCTAAACTTCTCCCGACCTCCCAAAGAATTGACATCGTGACACCCCAGCACCATACTGTCCGTAATCCAGTTGAATGCTGGAGGGAGATTGCCCGATCGGGCAAGCGTAAGGAGGTTCCCAGGGATGGGGGCCTTTTTATTTCTCCTTTACTGAATCCCACAGAAAATAGCTCCGCTCGAATTTTTGGGGCATTGCGCCATAAATCTGGCAACATGCCATAAATATGGTGGTTTATGCCGAAAATTTGATTTCCTGCCAGTTTTGTGGTCAACTGAGACCATGAGGCACCAAAATAAACGGTTACTCATTCATCCCGCGAGACGCAATTATCCTGTCGCCGTGAAGGCGAAATCACGTACCTCGTTCCGGCGAGACGCTTGGAGAAAACCATGGCTGTTGTACTGAAAAATATCGTCACCGACCTTGAGGAGATCCCCGAAGCGCTCCGTGAAGCGTATCTCGAGGGGAAAGATGGAGACGGAAACATTGTGTTTCAGCTCCAGACAGAGGACAACATCGGCCTGAAAACCGCGCTCGATCGAGAGCGTGGGAACGCGTCGAAACTGGACACTCAACTCAAAGGGTTCCGCGACGCGAATGTAACTGTCGAGCGATTCAAGGAAATGACCTCTGAGCTGAAAGTCCTACATGACAAAAATGTGAAGGGCGAGGGAGACTTGGAAACCCTCAAGGCCGAGATGGCCCAGCGGTACGACACGGCACTGTCCGAGAAAGAGACCCGTATCGATGTTCTCATGAAGGCGCTCCACAAAAGAGTTGTGGGGGCAGAGGCGACAACGGCAATTGTCGGAGAAAAGGGCGATCCGGAACTCCTTTCGCCGCATGTCACGAAGAACCTTCGAATGGAGGAACCGACAGAGGGCCGCTTTGTGGCGATCGTTGTCGACGAGGGCGGTAGCCAACGATCCGGAGACACCCACGGGAATCCGATGACTGCTGCCCAACTCGTGAAGGAAATGAAAGAAAAACCTACCTTCGCCCCTGCATTCGAGGGGCACAAGATGAAGGGAACGGACCTTAATCCGCTCAAAGGAAAGGGTGGGATCGATCTAAAGAACCTGCCCGACGAGCCAACGGCTCGGATTGCGGCCGTTCGAAGACAGGAAGCAGAATCTGCAAAGGAGTAGAAAATGGCTGCTCTCACGCTGCTCGAAGCCTCGAAAATTCACTCCGGGGACGTGATCCGATCCGCAGTGATCGAAATGTTCGCTCGGGCGAGCGACATCCTTGCTGCGATCCCGTTCGTGGACATTCCCGGAAACGCGTATCGATACAATCGCGAGGAGACGCTGCCGGGTGTGGCGTTCCGCGGTATCAACGAAAGCTACACACCCTCAACCGGCGTCGTGAACCCGGAGACGGAACCCTTGGTGATCGCCGGTGGTGAGATCGACATCGACCGTTTCGTCGTCAAGACCATGGGTCTCGATCAACGTTCCGTTCAGGAGGGGATGAAGATCAAGGCTCTCGCCCTCCGTCTGGGCAAGGCGTTCATCAAGGGCGACTCGTCCTCGGATCCGAGAGAGTTCGACGGGCTCCAGGTCCGGCTCACAGGAGATCAGCTCCTGGCCGCCGGCAACACCTCCGGCGGAGACGCCCTGTCGTTGCTCAAGCTTGATGAGTTGATCGACAAGGTCCTGGACCCAACCGGTCTGACAATGAACAAGACCATGCGCCGTCTCCTGTCCGTCGCCTCGCGAACCGCGAGTGTCGGTGGCGATCTCCGGTGGGAAAAGAACGACTTCGGGAAACAGGTCGCGTTCTACAACGACCTACCGATCCGGATCGCCGACGAGGACGAGCTGGGCACGCAGATCCTGCCGTTCACCGAGGCAAATCCGGGTGGGGGTTCCGCCGCGTCCACTTCGATCTACTGCACCTCGTTCGGGCCCGGGATGCTCCACGGAATCCAGAACGGCGACATGGAGGTCGATGATATGGGTGAGCTCCAGAGCTCACCTGTTTTCAGGACTCGCATCGAGTGGTACGTCGGGTTGGTGTGCCTCCACGGGCGTGCCGCCGGTCGCCTCCATGGCATCAAAAACGCTACGGTAGCTGCCTAGTCCTTTGGGATTCTAGGTAGTAACCAAGAAAGGGGAAAGACATCATGGCAACAGGTCAGAAGAATCGTCCGCACCGCACCTTCGACGCCAACTTGGAGTTGAAGGATGCGGGTCTGATCGCTGCGTCGGCCGCAGCTCAGGTGGATTCGTCCGCGAAGGTCATCGACGTTGGGACCGGACTCTTCGAAGGCGACGTGATGATAGATGTGACCGTGATCGAGATCGCGTCGAACGACGAGATTTATCACATCTTCGTCGAGGGCGCGATCGAGGTGGCGATGGACACCACGCTTGTGCCGCTGGCACAGCTCCAGCTCGGAGCATTGGAGGTGCTCGGGCCCGGTTCGAGTCACTTCAAGGTGGACTCGACCATCGGGCGCTACGTGATTCCGTTCCGCAACGAACGTGACGGCGTCTACTACCGGTACATTCGCATCTACATCGTCGTTGGCGGCACGATCGCGACGGGTGGTGGGATCAACTTCACGGCGTACGCCGCAAAGCGTTCCGCGAACGCTGCTTGATCCTCACATGGGAACCGTGGCTGTTCTTCGCGCAGCCGTCACCGGTGAGAAGCTAAAGCTTCATCCGGTTGACGCGAAATGGCGAGTCCAGGAGAAGGTCGCTTACGAGTGGACTGACTTCCCGTGGCTCGCTGACCGTCACTTCCCACCGATTAACGAACAGGCTCAGGCGCTCGTCGTAGGAACCGGACCTACGGCGGGCGCCGATCTTTCCTTGATCGACCCTTTGTCCTTCGAGGTTTTCTGTGTGAATGAGGCGATATTCTACCGGGAGCTGAAACCCGATCACCTCGTGACGTGGCACTCGGAAAATCTGGAAGGATGGATCGAACGATTCTACCGGGAAAGAGGAGACTGTAGCGGCAAACCGCTCGTCCATTCGTGGAGAGATGAACCCGCCGTGGATATCGTGTGGAAATGGGGCAACGCTCATGGTTCATCCGCCCTACATGCGGTAGGTGTCGCGCTCTCGATGGGATATCAGACTGTCATTGTGGCTGGAGTCCCTCTCTCGGGGAGATGCGAGGGATACAGAGTAGGGTGGCTCGGGCATCGATGGATGCTCGACCGCGTGCTCGGGATCTCGGGATGGATCGCTGACGAATTTGGGAAATATGAGGAGGCGTAATGGGCAGGTTTTCTGGCAAAGTAAAGGTGTGGCACAAAGAGACCGGAGAATGTCTGGAGGTGTGGTCCGTTGACGGTCGCGCCCTCCTAAAACAGGGGGAGTACCAGGGACACCCACTGGGTAAGGCGCCCCCGAAACCGGAACCACCGCCTCCGCCCGAGGTGGACGAACCGCCGCCGGCAGATGAGGTTCTGAATGCGACCTATGGGCCGCCGGAGCTCGACGACTGGACGAGCAAGGAGCTGAAGGTGCATCTCCTCGACCGATTCAACGAGAAATACGTCCAGGCGAAATGTCCCAGGAAATCCGATCTCGTTCGGTATCTCCGCGGTCTTTATCAGGTCGAGGAGATGGAAAGCGGAACCACCGAGGAGTAAACGATGGCTCTCGTATTCATTGTCGAGGATGGGAGTGGTGTTGAAGGCGCCACGAGCTATGTCGCGCTCGCTGATGCCGAGCAGTACTTCGACAACCGTCCCTCCCATGCCCTGATCGCGTACTGGACCGGAACCGACGAGGCAAAACACGGCGCACTCAACCAGGCGACGGCGTTCCTCGACACGAACTACCAATGGGTTCAAGGGTACAAGCTGCTTTCTACGAACCCTCTGGACTGGCCGCGAGGGAATGCGTATGACTCATCTGGTTACGCGATCGGGAACGACACGATTCCACCGGCCGTGCAGGACTCCGTATGTGAACTCGCAATCCGGGTTCTGTCTGGGATCGATCTTCTCGCTGACGAGGAACAGACCGTCGATTCTGCGAAGATCGGACCGCTAGATGTTGCGTTTCAGGACGGGTCTTCACCGACGGTGAAATACCCTTATGTCACGAAATTGCTACGCGGTCTGATCGGATCTTCGTCCTTCCGGAAGGTAGTCCGAGGATGACACAACTCGATCGGATCCTCGTTCCGCAGGCCGCCAAACTGATCAAACGGTTTGGTCGGAACATCACGTACCGCCGCTTGACAAGTGATACTGCGTTCGATGTCGATGAGCTTGAGGTTGGAACCGAGACCTTCACCGAATCGACGGTGAAGGCCGTGACGGTTCAGCTCGATCCCAAGAAGGTAGAAGACTTCGACTCGAAGGAACAGCAGGCAGAGTGGCAGGTGCTGATCTCGACGCAAACACTCGGATTTGAACCGAACGTAGATGACGAACTGGTATTCGGCGGTATCACGTATGGACCTGTCATGATCTTCACTCACCAATCCGGGGAAGAGGCCGCGTTGTACGAGGTGATGGTCGTGAGGAGTCCCTGATGGCCGCCGACAGTCCTGCGTCGTTCAGCTTGGACCTCTCGAAATTTGTGAACCGAGTGCCAGTGAATGCAGAGAAAGCGTTCAAGAAAATAGTCTTAGACATGTACACCCGGGTGGCGAAGAGGACTCGTGTTGACACTGGGCTGGCTCGAGGGAACTGGCAGGTTGCTGTGGGATCGCCGCCCACGACTGCGATTTCCAGGAGATCCAAGACGGTCGACCCTACGATCGCCCTTCGAGAACTCGCCGATTACGACATCCGAAAGGAACAGTCCGTCCACATCGTGAACCACCTTCACTATATCCAACCCCTGGAGAACGGGACAGAGAACCGAGAGGGTGATCACATGCTCTCGAGGACTGTCGCAGAGTTCCACAGATTCGTTGCAGAGGCCAGCTCGATTCTTGCAGGGGGAGTCTGATGGCTTCCGGAGACAACGCGTACACCTCGTGTCACACAGGGCTTACGGCTTGGCTGACAGGTTGGTCCGACGTTCCGGTTGACCCCTCGAACTCGAGACCACTGATCGATTATCAGGGTGCGACCTTCAAGTCGTTACAGGGGACAGCGTGGGTTCGAGAGCTATTCGATCCGGAAGCTCCAAACAAGACTTTGGGCGAGGATCGGTTGACCCATCTTCGTGGGGCGTTCAGAATCACTGTCTTTGACGAAAAAGGGAAAGGCACCGGCCCTGTCGAGCGACTGGCCGATAGCGTGATGCGTCGGTTCAAGGTCGGTGCTGGTCCGATCATCCATGATACCGTGCGGGTGAGGCTGTCGGGAGTTTGGCGAGAAGCCACTGTTACAACCAGGGACTCGGTCCTCGTACCTGTGGTGGTGCGATGGCACGCGTTCTCTGACAAATTCTAGGAGGATTCGCCATGCCAGACACTGCCGTAATCGAACTCTACAATGTGTCGTATATGAAGGAGGCCGCGTTCGCTGTCGTCCCGTCCACGCCGGCGATGGTCGAACAGGTCCAAAACCGTTTCACTCTCAGGGGCATGAGGGATAAATTGGAGAGTCGTCGGCGACTCGGAGACGGCCAGGTCGCGAACAACAGGCTCGGCCGGAAACGAACCGAGGGAGAGATCGAGGTCGAGCTTTCCCTGACCGACAACGATCATCTCTTGGAGGCGGCTTTCGGGTCCGAATTCCCGACCGCATTCTCTCAGATCGCCGTCTCGACGATCTCGTTCACTGCCTCAACCCAGGTGATCGCCGACAGCGGATCCGGGTTCGGAGATATCGCGGTTGGAGACTGGATCATCTCCGCGGGCGCCCAATACACCGCGAACACCGGGGTGTTCTACGTGACCGTTGCGGGGGCTGGTGCCATCACCGTTGCGATGGGACCAACCGCGCTCGTGGATGAGGCCGTCGGGGCGAGCGTCACGATCGACCAGCAGGTGAGGATGGAAAACGGCGTCGAAATCCAGTCGTTGCTGTTCGAAGGCCGTCACACCGACACCGATGACTACATCCTCCTTTCCGGGACGGTTTGCCCGTCCATGAACCTCGAGGCGAACGACGAGCTTGCGATCATCCGGTTCAACCTCATGGGAGTGGATCAGGCGACCGACACCTCGTCCGTGGATGCTACTGTGACACCCGCCGCCGAGAACCTTCCGATGGATTCCCTTGGGGGGCCGTTCATGATCGATGGGGCCGCCGCGAGGTACCGGAACGTCCGACTGGACATGCAGCGCAACCGAACGATCTCCAAACCCCTCGGGTCCTACGTGGGCGATGAAGCGTTCGGTGGGCGGTGTATCGTCACCGGATCGTTCTCGATTTACTTCGAGACGAAGGATCTCATTGACGATTTTTGGGCCGAGACCCACAAGCCGCTTCGGTTCTCGTTCATCGATCCCGCCGGCAACTACTACACCATCTACATCTACAAGGCTCTCATTACCGAGTATGACCGCGAGGAGGAAGATGAAGCGGTCGTTATCAACTACTCGTTTGACGCCCTCCGTCATGCGACCAACCTGAAAACCGTGGCGATCGCAAAAGTCACGGTGTAGGAGGCAAGATGCCAGAGAAGAAGAGTGCCGAGACGGCCAAGAGTCCGACCGCGAAGGTCATGTTCAACGTACTGGATCATGACATCAGTGACGCTGGTGAGGAGGGTGTCTGGATAGACATCCAAGACCCCAAGACGGGGAAGCCCACCGGGTTTCAGGTGCTTGTCGCACATGAGGATTCCTCCCATGTGAAGAAGGCCCGGAACAAGGTCGCTGGAAGACTCCAGTTCCAACAGCGCCGGTCATCTCGTCGAAAGATGACCATGGACGATCTCGAGGAAGGTGACTTGATCATCGCACTTGGAGCATCGCTCGACTGGAGAACGATCGACACCGACGAAAAATGGCAGTACATCTGCCCGCACGGTGACGAGCTCCTGAAATTCACTTCGGAAAACTGCCGGAGGGTGTACGAGGCTGCTCCATTCATTCCGCGACAGGTCCTTGACAGCATGGACGATTGGGCGCTTTTTACCGGGAACTGACGGAGGAGCTGTGTGAGGCCGTTCGAGCCGCAACGTACCTTGAAGAGTACGTCGGGAGTTCAAAGACCCGGACGTACTTCGATAAGGCCGTTGAGAAAGAGGAAAAGACTGGAATCCCTGATCCTCGAATCGCCGCTCTTGAGGTCAGTCCCGCTGCAGCGCCCATTCTGGACATCTTCTGGGAAATCAAAATCGGTCTCACTGAGAACGGGTTTTCCGGAAGTGGTCGTCTGGGATGGCGCGATATTGAGGCGTGGTGCAGTTTGACGAATACAGAGATCCGACCGTGGATCGCTCGCTCACTCGTCCACATGGACGCAACGCGCTGGCTCGTACTTGCCGAGAGGTGGAGCAAGGGCGCCGAAAAATAAACGAAGGGGCTGCTCGACATGGCGTTCGGATTCAACAGCGCAAGGCTGGGTGTTGAGGTCAGCCCAAAGGGGGTTTCAAGAACCACCCGGCTCCTTCAATCGCTCAACAGAACGGGCAACTCGACCGCGACTGCAGTCACGACCTTGCAGTCCCGGGCCCGGGCGCTCGGGCAACGTTTTACCGCCCTCCGTAGCAGGGTGAGCGGACTGTTTGGACCTCTCAGCAGGCTCGGGCCGATGATGAACAACATCGGTATCGCGATTGCGGGTGTCCAGATCGTAAGATTCCTGGCGAGTTCTGTCGAGGCGTCTGCGGAACAGGAACGAGTCTTTCAATCCCTCGCGGTCGCCACCGGAAACGTAGGGATCGCGTACGACGAGGTGAGCGGGTCGCTGCAGGAGATGTTCGCTCATCTCCAGGAAACGACCAAATATGGAGATACCGACACCGCGAGTGCCCTGCAACGTCTTGTGACAATCACTGGACAATATGACGAGTCGGTGAATCTCCTCGGACCCTCACTCGATTTCGCGTCCGCTATGCAAATCGATCTTGCAACCGCTACACGCCTCGTTGGACAAGCCGCGACAGGGATGACGGGGACACTGTCTCGCTACGGGATCGTCCTCGACGACAACACAAAGAAGATGATCGGACAGGCCGACGCCGCCGGCAAAGCCGCGATCATCGCAGATGTTCTCAACGAGAAATTCGGAGGCGCCGCGCAGGCCGAGCTTCAGACATACTCCGGACGGATTGCTCAACTCGGCAACTTCTGGGGTGACTTCAAGGAGGCGTTGGGCGACGTGATCACGAAGACCGCAGCCGCGCCCGTCGTTATGGAGAAACTGAAAAACTCCTTCATCGGGCTCACGGCGTGGGCAACGGATTTCGGTGAGGTCCTTGTGTGGGTGACCAACCTGGACTTCGATATCATGCTATCGCTCGCCCTCGACAAACTCCTCGGTACCGCGAAGGTGAAGCTGGCGGCTCTCCTTCTAACCTTCTCCAAACTTCCATTAGGTGTCGGACAGCAGTTCGAAGACATGGCCGTCGAGATCCTCAAGGACGTGGGGCAAATCGCGGCGGGCGTGGAACGATCCTGGAACGATATGGTGAAACCTGCGGACGATGCTGCCGCCGCATTCCGAGCCGCCGCAGGGAGTCTGACCTCATCCTTTGGGGCTGTGGAAGTGGCCGCGGAATCTGCTACTGAGGCCGTCGTCACCTTCTCGACTCATACCATTGCTGGGGCTCTGGGAGTTGTGGAAGCGATGGAAGATGGGGCAAACCAGTTCTCACTCTTCGGAGGAGAGGCGAACACTCTCCAGGTGGCGATCGCCGCAGGACTGTCGCCGGCACTGAATGAGGCCGGGGCCTATCTCCAAGGGCTCGGAGAAGATGCCGACACTGCGACAGATCCTGTCAAGAGATTGGAGGAAGCAACAGAAGAGGCAGCGATTTCCATGCAGAATTCCTTCTCAAACCTTCTCGGTAAAGGGTTCGCGGGCGAGCTCGAGACGTTCGCAGATTTTTGGGACGAAATCTGGAAGGACCTCGCGAAGAGTATGACCGGCATCATGGGTGACGCGATCGAGGGAGCGTTCGGAGAGGGAGGGGCCATCACCGGAATCCTCGGTCGGTTCTGGGGCAATATGAAAAAGTCCATTCAAGACAACGCTCTTGGGGCGGGACTGGCCGGGGCTGGTGGCGTGATGGCAGGGTTCCAACAGGGCGGCACCGGTGGATTCCTCCAAGGTGCTATGGGCGGGATGCAGCTCGGAGGGGCGCTGGGTGCGATCGGTGGTCCCGCAGGAATCGGACTCGGAATGGGAATCGGCGCCGTCGCCGGAGGAATCTTGTCCCTCTTTGGGGGAGGAGAGGACGAACCTCGGGTGTTCGGCTCTCTCGGACTCGGTGGCAGCCAGGTCACACAATCGGATACCGACCTCTCACACGGGGTTCGAAATGTGTGGGCGCAGCAACGTATTGCCGAATACCGGAATCAGATCGCGGGGATGACAGACATCCTCCGGATGTTCGGTGACGCCGACCTTTTTGGAATGATCGGTGACGCGCCGGACTTCCAATTCGACGCCGGTAGCCTGAGCGAAATATCGACCATCTTCAGTGAGCGGTGGCTGCCACAAGCAATGAGGCAAATGTTCCGCAGCGCGATCAACCGAGGACTTCGAGGGTTAGGCGTGGACGACGCTACCCGGGCCCAACTGTGGGAGGAGATGAGGGGACTTGGCGGTGATCAGATCGCAGGACTCGAAACCTATATCGGGGCGCTTGTGGGGTCCAGCCGTCTACTTGAGGATCTGGATTTCGGGACCATGCTCGACGAGTCGCGATTGAATTCGATGGAGTCGTTCTTCGCGGGGATGAACGAGATCCTCGAAATGACCGAGATGCAGCTCCTAGGTATCGACTCGATGACCCTCCTCGAACGGGCCGAACAGGTAACAACCATCGAACAGATGGTGACTCAGGCGCGGCGCGCCGAGATCGCGATGTTGCGGCAAATCGACGCTGTGCAGAGCTCGATCACCTCTTCGATCCGGTCGCAGATCGAAGGGATTCAGGCGGGCGGCCTCGAAGGCGAGGCGTTGTCGCAGTTCTACCGAACCCGGATGGCAGATGCGCAAGGCCGGCTCCAGAGTGCGACGACCACGGAGGCCGTCCAACAGGCCGTTGCGGACTTCCAACGATACGCCGGCTTGTACCAGCAGTCGCTCGGACAGGAGTTCTTCGAAACCGATTTATTCGGAACGACATCGCCGGCGGAACGAATGATCTCCATGTTGGAACAGATCGAGGAGATGGCAATCGGTCGTCTTGCTGGATTTCGGGAGAGGATCGAAGAGACCAACCAGGCGTTCATCGATCAGATGGAGAGGGCGACGAATGCTCTTACGTCGTTCAACGATACCCTGGAAGGGACCGGGGGTGCGTTTGGGGCCGGTTCGGGGGAAGAGGACGAGACTCCCGACATGCCGCCAGGTGGGTTCGAGGATCAAGACCTCGATCACATCGGAGAGCGAATCGGTTTAACGTTCTCCCAAAATGCCGTATTCCCCACACCCATCGTGAACATTCACATCGAGGGGGGCATGGCCGCCCTGAACCCGTACATCTACTCGATCGTTTCTCAAATCCTCGACCCTGATCCGGATCTCGGATGACATCATGAGTGGATGGATCACACCGTACACTGAGGAGCAGATCGCGGAGCTCGCGAAGACTCACCGCTCCGGGAAATTCCTGCTCCGAATTGACGCCGCGACTCCGATCCTTATCTGCACTGGTGACAATGAGATCATTCACGACGCCGAGACATACTCTCCTCGGGACTTCGATCATTCAGGGATCGACAGCTCAGGTCGGTTGTCGGTGACGATCAACAACGTCGATAACGCCATCTCCGAAGCGAAGTTCACCGAGGGTTCCTTCGGAGGGCTCGAGGTGTTGCTGGTTTGGTATCTCGTAAAGGATGACGGGACATACCTGGAGGTGGGGGAGCGAGTATTCTCCGGCCGGAATTGCTCGTGGGACGTCTCCGAGCTCGAGCTCAACTTGAAAGAGGAGACGGAGGTACGACGGAAATCCGCTCTGCAAGTCGTATCCGCTCATTGTGACCTGCCATTCAAAGGCACTCTCTGCACGTATGCGGGTGGCGACACTAGGTGTTTGAAGACCTATGACGACTGCCTGTCGAAACCGAATCAGACGAAATTCCGGGGATTCCGTCACGCCCAACATGCAGGGTTCCGATTGAACCTTGACGGGTATCGCTACATCTATCTCGGGCAGTCCGCCGCATCGAATTCCACGACTCCGAACCCCGCCCAAACTCGAGACGCCACAAGTAGTGGACGGCCCGCCGTGTCGCGTGAGGCGGGGACAGGGGCGGCCAGTCGCAATAGCGCGGGCAGGAGGGGATACTAATGGATATTGCTCTCTCGCTCAATCCGGAGCTCTACGTCACCGACGAGACGAATGAGGGCGTGATTCGTCCGGGTCTCGTTGTCTCTGAAACGTTCGGCGGAGAACCTCAATCAAGAGACTACTCGGAGGGCAACCGCCGCGTGTACGAGATCCTTCTGGAGGAGTTTCCACCGCAGGACGGGACCTCTCCTCTGCGGCTTGCTCAATTCGAGGCGTTCCTAGAGCAGATTCAGCTCGGGAATCTTCCGTTTCGCGTGAACATCCCCGTCTCACGTCGCTACACCGGATTCGTCTATCCGAAGGGAGATGCGTCACGAGTGTTTTTCGACCTACCAGGAACGTTCCTAGAAGCTCAGGGCATGATGTTGATGGAGTCTGGAGTTTATGTTCCGGAGTCGGACTACACCTATCACGGTCCAGCGAATATCATCCCGAATCGTTTCGCCTCACTGGAGGAGGCTGTCGATCCGACAGACAGGGGATACACCGCGTTTGGTTCTTGCTCTCTGAAATGGAGAACGGGGTTTGCGGCATGGGGCATCGGTTGCATCCTCGTGGACACGACCGGATCCGCAGGAAACGTCGGATTCATCTGCGGAGAGGACTCAGCCTATGGGGAGATCGCAGTAACGGCAGATGCGGCGCACACTGCCGGGTTTGCCTTCCGGGGGGTTGGCGAGTTCCGGGTGAAGACTCGATACTACTTGTCCGACCGAACCACGACCACTGGGTCGTTGACGACAGGCTCGGCAGAAACGGGATCGGAGACAGTGTGGCTCATGGCGACCGTGGACTCAACTGCACCGGCAGACGCTGCGTTTGTCCGGATCACCTGCGAGAGAGTCACGTCCAGCTCAAACAAATGGCTGGGAGACTGCGTGACGATGGCTCCACAGGGATACCCTCTTTGGCATTACACCGCGTGCGCTCCGGACGTAATCGAGATGGATTCGGCGCCAGCGAATAACGCGCGTTTGAAGATATCAGGGAACCTCACCGAGCACCGCCCGAGGCTCAAGATTACAGGGAAACAGATTCGCTGGTCGCTCCTCGAAGAAGGGACCGCGATGACTGAGTCGTTCCAGGCTCAAGAGGTCATCGACTAATGGGATCCTCGACCGTTCGCGGGAGGGCCGATCAGGTTCGAAGGGATGGGAAAAAACCCTTTCGAGTTCGGGAACCAAACCCGGCTATGAGTCGTGACGCGGATCCGACCTTCGGAGTAGCAACAAATCCAACACCTCGAGTCCGGTCGATCGAAAGGGTTTCGGCGGAGATCACAACCTCGGGAACCCTTCTCGGAGAGTCGATCCCATGTGTGTACGGGCACCGTCGCGTGACCTGCGACAATTTCCTTCTGGATAAAAGTGGGGGGCGTGACATTTATGGCGCGTGGGCTATTTGCCACGGGGAGCTCACGTCGATCACGAACCAGCGCGTGAACGGCCAACCCTTAACAGGGTCCTCGAAACCGATGTGGCTTCACGTCCTCGTGACAAAGACTGGGGCTAATGCTCAGGCGGCGTCGTCTGTTCTGAGTGCTGTGCGGTTTGGAGATGCGAGTTACGCAAACCGTCACCAGGAAACCTATCCAGGAATCGCGTACCTGTCGGCTAAGATGCGTTGGAATCCTGGCGCAACGGAGAACCTTTCCGGATCGCTCGACATCACCGTCGAGACGACCGGGCGGAAAGTCTACGACTTCCGAGACTCGGCCTGGAAGGTGTCAGCGAATCCAATTCTTGCCGCCTACGACATCGAGACGGACGATCGGGCTCCGTGGGCTGGACGGTCCGCTTCGGGCGTTGACATCGCGAGTTGGACGGAGTGGGCGAACTACTGTGACGAAGATCCCGGAGACGGGGGTCCTCGTTTCGCGTACAACGGCATTCTTTACGAACGAGACATCGACCGGGCGCAAGCCGAGGTGTTGCGACACTGCCACGCACGAACTCAGATTTATAATGGGAAGAAATACATCATCGGTGACAAACCGCCGCCGGTGATGAAACAGTCAGACGAAACCACCGACGCCACTTGGTCGGGTTCATCGAATACCTTGATAGAAGACGGACCGGATGGTCAGGCGATCTCGGAGGTCCGGACCGGATCGCTCCTGTGGAATGCGGACACCGGCGCCGTGGCCGTGGTGACGGAGGTGACCGACGACGACACGGTGGTCACCGACACAGACGTTTCCTCTTGGTCGACGGTGAAGGTCCGGTTCGGATCATCCGTCCATCTCAACTCGGATCTGTGGGTAGGGATTCCTCAAGGATCTGACGCCGAGAAACAGGCTGCTCCGGACGTTGTGTGGGTGAACTACATCAACTCGGGAACCTGGAAATCGGACAGGTGGGAGGCTGTCGATCCGTCGATCGTTCCTCATACGACCGACTATGTAAAGGCTGAGGCGACCTATCACGGTTGCACGAATGCGTCGCAGGCAGAGCGCCACGGACAGCTGCAGCGTCAGCTCATGAAATTCGAGGCGAATTACTGGAACGGCAGATATCGTGGCGATGCCATTCGGCTTTTCCCTGGTGACATCTGTCGAGGGACCTTCGGAGATGGAACAGACGAACAGACTGTTCGGATTCTGGCGCGCACCGATCACAAGGATCACACGGTCACACTGAAAACGCGCGAATACGATCCGTCCGCATACAATGACAACTACGCCTCGGAAGACACTCCAATCACGATCGGCTACCCGAACACTGCCGAGCCTCCGGACGCGCCGGCATCTTGTACCCAGGAGTTCGGTGAGCACGGTGACTTCGACTTCCTGTCCAGAATCAGCGACCCGCATGACCTGACCGCAACGGGTGGGTGGACGGTGGAGTCGGATGGGAATTTCGTCGTCACCGATGAGGGAACCCACACCACTATCGAGGTCAAAGAACAGCTTGCAACCTTCACAATCGACCGCGATATGACTGACGAGCTATTGGGGTTCGGAATCCTCCACCTCTCCGCTATTCTGAATTGGGAGGCGAATCAGAGCAACGGGTTCCGCGCCACCGTCTCCTATCGTGCTGGTCCGAATGCTGGGGCGGCTACGGCCCGAGCTTCCAGGTACATCCAGCCGTACAGTGATCTCCAGCAACGTTTCGTCTTCAACTTCCCAATCGCCAGCGAGGCCTACCACGAGATTCGCTTCCAGTTCGTGCAGAATCTAGGTGTGTCTCCCAACTGGCCGAAAATCTCCGTGCGGCAACTCCGGATCTTTTCGATAGCCACACAGGGCGACGAGTACGTGGACAATCGCCACCGGACTCTTCAGTATTACGAGAAATGGACCTGGGTCGAAGGTGGTAGTGCCGAGGACAATAGATCCTACCAGCTGTTGATGGGTAGGGCCGCCCCCGACATCCTCATTAACGACACGCCGCGCGATCCCGAAAACACGGAGCTAAAGCTCTTTCTCGGTCCTGACATCGTTCAAATCTCGGACGATTGGGCAAACGCTGGGTTCAGTCCGTTCCGGGTGGTGACCAGCACATTTCCAGATCCGATGACCTCCTCCTACATGCTGGCTACGAACCCGGATGGTGTGGCGGTCGCCTTCCCAGACCCGGTTCAGTCTTCAGAAAACATTCTCCACTCCGTGACGCCAATAGGAACAATGGAGCTGAAATCCGTCGCGGCATCAGACGATAATTGGTGGCACCTCTATGACCTTCCGGCCTACGACGACGCAGACAACCATCAGGTGGTACAGGTCACGCTCTTTGGTGGTAATGGTCCATCGGCTCAGGTGCTTGACAATTTCCTCATCGCAAATGATGGCGAGCCGACAGAGGCGCAGGTTCTCTGGAACCGACTAACGAATGGGACTGAGGGCGTCGGGCTGACCATCCGCCGGCAGGGTGACAAGACTGATCAGATTTGGGTCGTCGCCAAGTCCAGTGTCGCGGGCGGTTACAACTCTGTTTTCGTCGAGGCCAAGGTTCTCGACTACAGCGCCGAGGTCGCGACGATCTACGCTGGTGTCGAAGACCCGACTACCACCGCTCCCACGGGCGGCTCGGAAACGTTCGATTCTCTGACAGACGATGACCCGGCCGTCCTCCTCGATGGTGAGGATTCTTCTCTGGATCTCCACTACACCGGGCTCACCACGACGACAACCAAGCTCAGGGATGTATCGGCGACGGAATCGGTGCTCAGCAAGGAGTCGGCGGGGAATGCCACGTTCGATTTCGATCTCCTCACAGGGGCCGCCGGGATCGCGTTGTTGCGTTTCTTCAAAAACACCACAACCTCGGCAGCCGTCTCGATCGAGATTTACGACGGGGCAGGGAACCTCGAACACAAGATCGAGGGCGACACCGGGGACGTGGCACTGTGTAAGACCTCCGGAGGGACGAAGATCGGGCCATCTGGGAACGAGGTGGAGATCGACTCGAATCAACTCCTCAAATTCAACGGGACCGCAGACATCGCCGCAGCGGTAGATCAATTCGTGGCCTTGGACACCTTCATCGATGTGAAGGCGCGGAACGCGGAATACCAGCTCCACGGGGGCCTCAACTCTCTCGACACAGGCCACGATCTCAGCGGCGGAAACCTCGTTGTGACCTGTGGGAGTGGCAAGATCATGATCGTCGTGAACGCGGGATCGGACGTTTCCGGGGACATCGTTGTCACAGGGACGACGACTGACCGGGACACAGGGGCTGAAACTCCCGCTGACACCGACACCCTGACGATCGATGCCGTGAGCACGGACGGCAGCGACACAGACGCCAGCGGCAACACGCGACACTCGTTCACCGGGGCCTACATCACAAACAAATGGTTCACCGGCTCGATCACGATCAGCTCCGCCGACACCACCATCACCGACATGGACACCTACCAGGTTACGTTTGAGCAATACAACGATGTCCCTGCGTACGAGATCACGACCTTTGACATCAAGGCGCTCGCCACGAATAACTCTGCCTGGCTGTATGCCTACCTTTATTCCCTGGAGGTGACCGGAGACAAGTGCAACATCACCAGGGAGTCCAGCATTGAGTGGCCCGCCTCGAAGGTCTCGGCAAATCTGGACTATCGTCTACGGCGCGGGAATCTCGGCGTCACGCTGAACGGCACCACGGACGGGATGTGGGTTGATATGTTCCCCGGCCCACTCGCGAGTACCTATTGGGAAAATATAAATGTTAAGGTCTGGGCCGACGCCAAGAGAGACATTTACGGGGAGAGCTCATGACGATTCGAGTGTCTGTTGGATCAAGGATCGGATATGGCGGGAACGCCAAGATCCAGCTCGGGGGCAGGTATGTCCATCCGAGCGCCGTCTATCCTTGGGCCGATGACTTCGAAGACGACACAATTGGGCTTACTGCCGCTTCCCCCCCGTGGGAGATCGGTCCCAATGACACGAGCATGGGGCTTGTAGCAGCACAGCCCGACGCCTTCTACAAGTTCGGGGGCTACGACCAATCCAACGAGCTCGATACCGGCGCGTCTGTGAATCCCGGAATCCAACAGGACACTGGTGAGGTCGTGCCATCGGCGGGGTTTAAGGTAGAAATAGGACTTCGGACAGAAGACTCCCCACCCCACCAGCAGTTCTTCGCGTCCGCCTTTGATGCCGAGGTTAGTGGGTCGCAAGACGGATTCTTAGCCGGGATTTACCAAGATCCGGGAATCTCGAAATTCGAGTTGCAGGCTACAACAAGGGCCGGGGGCGTCATCAAGGACTCCCAACAGAAGGCCATGGGAGGCGCAGTGTCGTTCGGCCGCCCAACCAAAATGCGGCTGGCGTACACCTCGTCAAGTCGACTGTTTGAGTACAGTGCCAACAAAGGGGGGCTAACACCCTACTCGATCTCAGACAGCCTTACCGTGGACGTAGCCGTCAACTTTTCCGGGGTCAGGTGGTTTGCTTTGGCCGGGGGGCCGTTTAGCACCTTGTGGGCCCATAATTTCGTTGTGTATTTTTGGGTTGGGAGCATCGGGGAGCCGTGGCCGATCCGGAACATCTTGACGGCGCCGTACTGATAGGAGACCGGGATGGGTGGTTTGATGATAAATTTCTCAAAGATTCTCGAATTCGGACCGACTGTGATCCTGGCGGCAGTCATTCTCGTTATCGCGGTTGGTGCTTACAAGGGGTTCGATTTTTTCAAGAAAAGGTATCGCAGCTCTGAGGCTGGGGAGCGGCGGCAGATGCCCCTGGTGGTTCACTGTCCCAACGATGTTCCAGCTCTTGCTGGTGCTCTGACAGAGATTTCCAGGGCGCTTACTGATATGCATCAAGACAACATCGCTCAAAGGAAAATGAACCACGAGACCATGCGAGTTCTCGAGAGGATGGCGGTTGGTGTCGAACACCTTGAAGACAAATACGAAAATATCCACGGCGATGCGATTACGAAGGCTATCGACAGAATCGAACAAACGGGCGTCGGCATAGATCGTCTCGTCTTTCAGCACCAGCCCGCTCCTAATGGTACGGAAACATGGAAAGGTTCGGCTAAAGACTTAGCGAGGGCGGAGAAGTTCCGCGAGAAGAGCTACGATACGTTAGTGAAGATGTCTACCGGGCAAGAGGCGATGCAGAAAACGCTTGACGCCATGCTCACGGTTGCTAAAACTAACGGGAGGAAATGATGGCAAAATTCAGTGACGCAATCGGTTACGTTCTCGACAACGAGGGAGGGTATTCAGAGCATCCGTCCGATCCTGGAGGGGAGACCTTTTGGGGGATCTCGCTCCGCTACCTGAAAGGTACTGGCGAGCACGGCGATATCGACGAGGATGGGGACATCGACGCCGACGATATCCGCGCGATGACGATGGCGGACGCCGAGGGTTTCTATTTCCGGGACTTTTGGACTCCTCTCAAGCTCGACAAGGTGGAGTCACAGGCCGTGGCGACGAGGGTTTTCGATATGGCCGTCAACATGGGTCTGAGAGCGGCCGTGAAGATCGCACAGAAGGCCGCGAACGCATTCCAGCGGGCGGTCTCGCCTGAACCTGAGGAGGGGGAGGAACGAAAGTTCGCTCCAGGACCGAACCTGAAGATCGACGGCAGGCTCGGAAAGAAGACCCTGGCCAGGTTGAACGACCTGGGAGGTATCGACCCGATCGCCTTCATGGTAGTGTTGCGGGAGAAACATGCAGCGTTCTATAAGGCGCTCGTGAAGAAGAACCCGTCGCTCAGGGTGTTCCTGAACGGCTGGCTCCGTCGCGCAAACAGATAAAAGGAGAAGAAGATGGCTGAAGAACCGATTTTCCCGTACAACGTCCGCGAGGTGACTGTTGCCTTTGGCGGATCGAACCCAGCGACTATCGATATCGGTGGTGGCACGATCATTGGTGTCGAGGCCGAAAACGGAAGCGCCTCCACTGCTTTGGCTGTCGCCAAGTACAGCGATTTTACGGGAGGATACGTCGCGCTGAGTGACGGTACGGATGACCGAACTCTGACGATCCTCGCCGACAAAATCGTGACGCTGACCAACGTGACACCGTTCGTCGGTCTCGGGAGGATTCAGCTCACGCAGGACACTCCAGAGGCGAAATCCGTCGTTCTGCATGTTGCCGACGTTGCCGGCGCCTAGGCGGCCTCGGATCTCTGATATCCTCAACTGGAGGCTTGTATGAGCATATCATCCGCAAAACGGCTTTTACTTCTCAGTGGTGAAACGCCGCTCGTCTACCTCCTCCGTGACCTATTCACCACTCCAGACGCCGCCCCGATCACATCGCCAAGAACGTGCGAGCCTGGGCCTGGGTTGATGAAGATCACAGATACTGGTGACAAATTTTCTATCAGCGGGGGGAATCTTGTTGGCGCGGAGGGCGCGGCATGGGGCGACCCGGGGCATTGGCTTGGGAGAGACAATGCCGGTTCTCCCGCAACGCACACTCTATTGCCTGGATATGTAGCGTTTATTGCCTTTACTCCGTCTGCAACAAACAAGCTCGCCAGGTTTGGGTTTGATAATACTGACGAAGGGAATTTGCCGGCCCCTTATTTTTTGATTAACGCCGCCGAACTTCATGTTAACCAACTTGATGCCACATCCCCGCAGGTTGGGATAATCACGACTTCGCAAACGAAGTTGCTGATGATTCAGAGATCGGAGGCGGCGGGTAACCACTTTGTTCAAGATGGTAAGTTGGTGTGGGTGAATGTTGGTCCTACTCTTGCGGCTGGGTATGTAGCATTTACCCCATATAATCAGACATTTGCAGAGGCAGAAACTGCTCTCCTCTCCCTCCCAGCCAACGGCTACGACGCATGGGATGCTGACTTTTCTACTGTGACGGATAGTGAGAGTGCTCCTGCTAATGCAACTGCATTTGACTGTCCTGTGGATTTTCACATACGGATTGTGGCTACACATGAAACCGGGAAGTACATAAATACTTACACACGGTTTACAGATGCTACCCATTACGGGTTAAGGATTGAATTTCAGACAGATGATGATTTTGTATTGAATTATCGTGCCGGTGGTTCCGCCCAAGCGCTCCACAGAAGCGCAGGCTTTTTTACAGATGGAGTTGAGTATCAAATTGATGTTGTTGTAAAGGGCACAGTCTGTAAGGCATACATTGACAACGTTCTGATAACAACCGAGACTCTTGTAAATGAGTTAACGACTGCGAGCGCGAGAGTTGATCACACTCTAGCCTCAAACGACATCGTCTTGTCCACACATCCGCTTCCAGCGTTAGGCATTGCGACAGATCGGATTTTGGCACCGCAGGATGAAGACACATGGTCTCATACGGCTGATTTTCTGATGTATTTCAGGAATTTTGAAAACGCTGGCGTGAAATCTGTGTTTGAGTATTCTATTGAAACACCGGGGGCCTCGAATGCCGCCGGGTACAGAATTAGATTTGATACCGCTGGAGAGGTGGACGTTTTCAGAATTGATGCTGGGCCAGCGTACACCAATATAGGAAGCGCTGGAGGTGGTACGTTGTCTACAGGTGATGACGTAGCGGTGATCAAAGTTGGGTCATCTCAAAAGGTGTTTGTTAATGGAACGGAAGTTCTTGATATAACTGATGCTAATTACTCTGGAACAGTAGGAGAATTTGCAGAAAAGAATGCCGGTGGCGGACTTGACTCCATTGAAATCTACCCCAGCGACGTAAGCGCATTACTACCGATTCAGATGGTCTAGGAGATAGCATGGAATACGTCATAATGGTGTTGGCGATCATCGGCGCACTGAGAATTGTGGAATTGATTATCGCAATTCTCAAATACTTGATTTGGAATTTCATCTATCCCAAAAAGAAAGCCTTATGGAACGAAGCTGATAAGAAAGAATGGGAAGAGGCATCAGTTTTTGGTCTACTGAAAAGCTACATGGGGGCATATTGGCAGGATACGGAAAATGGAAGCCGGTAGCCGGGTACGAAGGCTATTACGAGGTGAGCGATTGTGGTCTGGTGCGAAGTGTGTCACGCGACATCAAACAGATGAATAACGGAACACTGTGTATCCATCGCTACAAGGGTAGGGTTTTGAAGCCGAGTCCCGGCAAATATGGTCATCTCCGGGTTACTCTCCAGCGGTGCGGTGAATCAGAAGTTCTTCTTGTCCACAGGCTTGTTCTTGAGACCTTCGCCGGGGATTGTCCGGCCGGGATGGAGTGTTGCCATCGGAACGGTCACCCGGGAGATAATCGGTTGTCAAATCTGCGATGGGACACGCACAAGGAGAACCACGCGGACTCTATCCGAAATGACACCCAGCCTCGCGGCGGGGCCAATGGAAGGGCATTGCTTGATGAATGGGGCGTTGGTTGGATTAGACGCTTTCTCAAGTCTAGGTTTGCCACACCACAGTATCTTGCGGATGTCTTTGGGGTGAGTAGGCCAACAATTTATGCGATTAAACAAGGGCGGAACTGGGATTGGTTAGAGGTGGCATAATGAGTGGTTATGGACGTTTCAGGGCTGCTGTGATTTCTCGCGCCGAGTACGATTCTGAAGGTGTTGGCTACAGTACGGTCATGGACGATTTCCCGATGGTGCTCGGAGCGCTGGCGGTCTTCGATCAAATTGACATTCTGATGAAGCCGTGGGGAAGAGATCCGGTAACCAAGCTGCCTCTGTTCATCAACGAGATGGCGGTGAATCGTTGGACCGGGCAGATCACAACTCACGGGATCAACTCGTCCTCGGCCTACGCAACGCCAACCAAGGACAGCCACCCGCCGGCGTGCGTTACGATTGTCCAGGTGACGAATGCTGCGGTGTTGCTGGACATCGACAACCACGCGAAGCATTTCGTGTTGGGCGTCGAGGGTCCGGACCTCAACGGCGACGATCTCCCGGCCGGCCTGTTGCCTTACGAGTTCGACACGTCGATCCCATCGGCTCGCTGGGATGAGCTTCGTGACGGCATGGTCACGCTTGGGATCAACGCAACGGCTATCGATAGCTGGCGCACCAACTACCCGGCGGCGACTCCGCGAGACTTCGCCAAGAAGTTCAAGACGCTCATCAACTGAGGGGGGAACATGGCAAATAAAAGAATCCTTATGCAGTTCGAGATGGAGATCGACGAAACCGACCTCGACAAGCTGCTGCCGAAGGTGATCACCGAGGACGGCATCGACCCGTATGCTTCAATCCTTGGGCCGCTGGGTGATGGCATTATCGGCATCGTGAGATCGGCGGCGCCCATTTTCAGTTTCGGTCCATTCTGTGTGCTGGACATGGACGAGAATGCCGAGAAGTTGAAAGAGATGGGATACCTGGCTGAGGGCATAGCCTTCGTCGGGCTTGAGGATCAAAGATTCACGACCTAGAGGCGCAACACCGAGCGCTCGACACCGCTTCTATCAATTAGGGGAACCCATGAGCAACGGAACGGACAACAAGTATCGTTCTCGGAAATGGATCATTGCCGTGGCGTCGTTCGTCGTCGTCACGCTCTTTGCTGGCTTCGGAATTTTGGTTCTCGCCAAGGACGCCGGCGACGTCGCCTTGATCATCGGGGCGTGGGCCGCGTCGGACATGACGATCCTCGGAATCTATAACGTGACGAATGTCATGCAGAACAGAAACGGAGGACGTGTTGTTGAGGGGGTCGCGGGTAGCTGACTGCTGCCATGGACAATTTGATTTACGCGATCGGGTGGGGCCTGATCGTCGTTCTTCTTTTTCTGGACATCCTGTTCGGCAGGAACCGGGACGGGAGGCGCCGGTAACACCTCGCACCTGCGGAGGCTGTTGCAAATGAAAGGTGGGAAAAGTGGCGATACAGATGATGCTTTTGAAGGGTCTGATCAGTGGGACGTGGGCGTTCTTGAAGAAGGCGTGGCCCATTCTTCTCTTGATTGCCGTGTTCGCCGTTGGCTTGTACATCGGCTATGGTCGTGGGCAAGCCGCATCGGCGCTCGAGACTGGAAAGCTCAAGGGGAGGGTCGCGGAACTCGAGGGGGAGAATGACGGGCTGCAAACATCCTGTCAGACGAAGATTGAAAAGGCTGAGACCGACCGTGATGAGGCGGTCAGGAAGGCAAACGCATGGTCGGCAAAGGTAGAGGAACAGTCAGCAGCATTCAGGACTCTCGAGGCGCAGCGCCTTCATTCGCTCTCCGTACTCCGGACTCGATTGACTACAGAGTCGCAAGAGGCGGGCCGGCTGCGATCAGTAGCGGCCGATCTAGAGCTGATGCTTTCGCTCCAAGATCCTCGATCACTGGAGGAGTCAGTGGAGATTGTAGTTTCGAAGCTACAGGAGATACGGGGTCCGTCCTGACTACCTGGGCATGTCGATGCCGGGGTTGTGGTTGTGGGTTCGAGATGACATCTATTGGGAGCTTCGGGCCGGCGCGCTGTCCTCAGTGTTCAGGCTCGGGCGTTTCGAGGTACGTTCTCCGGAGAAAGTTTGGGGCATAAAATGAAACGTGGTGAACCGTTGTCGTGGGCCGCGCTGTTATTGGCGGTCCCGTTGCTCATGTGGGTGATCGGCTGTGCGAGCTCCGCACCGCCGTCGAGAACGCTGACCTCGACAGAGGCGCCGCCGACTCATGCGCCTGACGACGAGGTTGTAGGCGTGTGGTCGCCGCTGGATCCCGTAGAGATCCCGCTCGAGCCCGTTTACCTGTCGCCGTCGTGGACGAAGGAACAAGTCCTCGCCGCCCTCGGCCAGTTCCTCCTTGTGGAAACCCGCGACCTTGTTGTCTGCACCGAGAGTAACGCCGTGCTCCGACACATCCTCGAGTCGTTGAACGCGGCCCTTGCTGCGCGACTCGAACCAGAATAAAACAGCGGGCCCTCGTCACGATCCATTCCTTCTACTCTAACTGTTCGAGTCCGTGAATAATCGCCTCCCGCACAAACTTGCTGCGGGTGACGCCGTTCTTCTCGGCCGCGGCCGTGAGCCGTTCATGCAAAGAAGAAGAAAGCCGCACCACGAGGGTGCGGCTCCTGGGTTCTGGTTTGAGTCGGGAGGTGAACCCCGATGGCTGCTTACGCTTCGGCACCATAGGTCCGGATCCTTTCTACCGGATCCGATGTCTCGATCGCCTGTATGAACTGGAACACGCGGTCGGAGAAACCGCCGATCATCAGGACCTGACGACGATCCGGGTCGAA